CAGCAGTGGCAACACCCACCATCCCGAGCAACGCCGCCGAGCTGGCGGAAATGCTCAGCGACCCGGCCAAGGCGAAGGACATCGTCGCCTCTCCCGAGGATCTGACGAGCTTCATCACCGAGTACGCCAACCGGCAGCAGGGCGACGGCACCGAGCTGCAGCGGCAGATCGACGAGGGCCTGCAGCGTGGCCTCGCTGCGATGCTCCGTGAGCACGGCGCCGACGTGAAGGACAAGGAGGCGGGCGCGTTCATCAAGCGTCTCGACCTCGACCCGCAGGCGAAGCGCACCACGGGCATGCTGACGTCGCACCGTCAGGGCACCGCCTACAACGCTGCCGCGCCGGGCGCGGCGGTGGACAAGCACTTCGACAACGCGATCGACTACGTCCGGAACATCTGGCACAAGAACCCGAAGGCGGACGCCGACAAGCTGGACGCCCTGCGCAACGCCGCAGGCTCCGTGTCCCCGGCGGACGGTGGGTTCCTGGTCCCGGAGACGCTCCGCAGCCAGCTGCTGCAGCTGTCGCTGGAGCAGGCCGTCGTCCGCCCCCTCGCGACCGTGGTCCCGATGGACTCGGCTCGGGTTCCGTTCCCGATGATCGACACCACCACGAACCAGGGCTCCGTGTTCGGCGGGATGATCGCCTACTGGGGTGAGGAAGGCGCCGCCCTCCAGGACTCCAACCCCAAGTTCGGCCGCGTCGTCCTCGACGCGAAGAAGCTCACGGGTCTCAGCGCCGTCCCGAACGAGCTGCTGCAGGACTCCATCGTCTCCTTCTCGGCGCTGATCGAGACGCTGTGGCCGCAGGCCCTCGCCTTCTCCGAGGACAACGCGTTCCAGAGCGGCAGCGGTACGGGTGAGCCCCTCGGCTTCCGAGGCGCCGCCAACCCGGCCGCGGTCACCGTGTCCCGCTCCGGCGGCGCCGGGAAGATCACATACCCGGACGTCGTCGCCATGTACGCGCGGATGCTGCCGTCGTCCCTGTCGCGCGCCGTGTGGATGTGCTCCCCGGACGCCCTGCCGCAGCTGCTGCAGATGTCCCTCACCGTCGGCACCGGCGGCAACAGCGTGTTCGTCGTGAACGCGGCCGGTCCGGCGCCGATGAGCATCTTCGGCCGCCCGCTGATCATCACCGAGAAGGGTGCCGCGCTCGGCTCCCGCGGCGACCTCGCGTTCTGCGACCTGTCCTACTACCTGGTGGGCGACCGTCAGGTCATGACCGCCGACTCGTCGACCGACTACAACTTCGGCACCGACCGGACCACGTTCCGGATCATCCAGCGGGTCGACGGCCGCCCCTGGATCCAGTCCGCGATCACCCCGCAGAACGGCTCCAGCAGCACGCTGTCGCCGTTCGTCGAGCTCCTCTAACCCCCCTTGGCCGGCCGCGGCATTAACACCCCGCGGCCGGCTTCCACCGGGCCGGCAGTGTCGCCCCGGACCCGCTCACCAGACGAAAGGAAACCCGATGTCTCAGAAGGGCCTCGGCCGTATCTTCAACACCACCCCGGCAGCGGACGGCGTGTGGATCGCGCTGAAGGGCGCGGCTGCCGGCGTCGACTTCTCCTGCTACCTGGCGGGCGCGGTCGGCGACACGTACACGCTGCAGGAGGCCAAGGACTCCTCCGGTACCGGCGCGCAGAACCTGGTGAACATCACCGAGTACTGGACGAACACCGGCAACGGCACCGACGCATGGACTCGCCGCACGCAGACCGCGGCCGCGACCGTCGTCACCGCGGCGGCTGCCACGCAGAACGCGATGGTTGTCAGCGTCGAGGGCACGTCGCTGTCGGACGGCTACAAGTACGTGAAGCTCACCAGCACCGGCGCGGGCACGGTCAACGCGATCACTCGTGACCTGCTGGCGCAGCGCGCCCCGGCGAACCTCCCGGCGACGGGCGCCTGATCGTGGCTGTGTGGACGTGCGCGGAGTGCACTGCGGACTATGCGGTCGGCCTGCCGAAGTGCCCGCAGTGCGGATCCACGATCCGAGTCGATGAGCGGACCCTGCCCCCGGAGGAGACGGATATGGCGAAGGTGACGGTGCACGGCGGCGCGTCCGACGCGATCGCCGACGAACTGAAGGCGGGTGAGGACGTATCAGCTGGTACGAGCTCCTCGACATCATCCGAGACGCAGCAGCCGAGCGGCGAGCCGAGCGAGACGCAGGGCCAGTCTCGTGCCCGTTCGACGGGGAGCCGCTCCGGCCGAAACCGCGCGGAGGGGGACTCTTCTGCCCGTCGGACGGCTACCGGTGGCCGGAAGACGGCTGGGGACCACTCGGCTGACAGCTAGCCCCATCAGCCCCTGACAGATCGATTCGGAGAGGAGGAGAGCATGACCGCAACCGGCTACGTCTCAACGACCGGCGACACCCGCAAGGTGTCCAAGTCCGGCGACACGATGACCGGCGAGCTGATCCTGCCCGACTCCTCCCCGGACACCGACCTCGCCGCCGCATCGAAGGGGTACGTCGACTCGAAGGCCGCAGCGGCGACGCCGTGGGTGTTCGACGTGACCGCGTCGGCCTATGGGGCGAAGGGTGACGGCCAGGTCGTCACCGACGGCGCCATGGCCAGCGGCTCCGCTGTACTGACCAGCGCAACCGCGGCATTCACGGCCTCCGATGTCGGTAAGGCGATCTCCGTCAAGGGCGCCGGGCCGACTGGCGTCACCACGCTGGTGACCACGATCGCGTCGCGGCAGTCCGCGACCCAGGTCACTCTCACGGCGGCCAACGCCAGCGGCGGCTCGGTGTCGGGCGCCATCGTGATGTGGGGCACCGACGACACGGCGGCGATTCAGGCGGCTGTCAACGCCGCAGAGACGTACCTGACGACCCACACCTACGCGCAGGTGTACTTCCCCCCGCGGCCGTACATCGTCGCCGGAGCGCTGAACACGACCAAGAGCGGCAACGGTCAGATCGTGTTCGGGCCGTACCCGGTCGCTGGCAACAAGAAGATCCTGGAGTTCCGGGGCGCGACCAACGGCGCTGCGGCGGTCCGGCACTGGCAGCAGGCCGCCCCACAGTTCTCGGGGTCCTGCCTGATCAGCCTCGGGGTGTACTCGTCGCCGACCGCGCAGACCAACGACATCAACGCGCACGGCAACCCGGCCGTGATCTGCGGCCCGAACGAAGCGTCGGGGTACGGCGGCAACGTCGGCGGCGCCGTCTTCTCCAACATGCAGGCCGTGATCAAGGATCTGGCGATCCTCACCACGCACTCCGCCTACGGCATCACCTACGGCGCCGCGAACCTATGGGGCGTCGCCAACGCCCACATCGAGAACTTCGGCTACGGCACCGCTGGCGTCGTAACCGGCAACGACTACGCCTCGCCTGGCACGTTCGGCGCTGGCCTGTCCGTCGGGCTGCTGCTGCCGGCGCCGGGCAACAACGACCACGTCATCGCGAAGAACATCTCCTGTGGTGGCGGCTACACCTACGCCTGCTTCCTCACTGAACACGCAATGGTGGACCGGTACATGGCCCTGTACTGCTGGGCCGGTCTTGTCGCCGTCGGTAGCTATCACGGCTCGGTCGGCTCGGTCCATTCGATGCACGTCATCAGCGCCTCGATCGAGGCGTGCACGCATGAGCTGTACATCGTGGGTGTCGGCTCGCAGGGCGTCGGCCCGACGATCTACGCCAACATCAGCACCGAGTCCGGCACGCCGAACATCGCCGGGAGTTCGGCGGCAGCCGTGAACGGAGCGCTCGGCCGGATCGTCCTCACCGGGCTGTTCACCGAGACCGGGGTGAGCACCCAGTACCCGACCGGGATCGAGCTGGTCGACGGCCAGGTCCCGCGCGCCATCAAGCGCAAGACCGGCGCGTTCACCTGCTCGCCGATCGACCGCACGCTGGTCTGTGACACCACTGCTGGCGGCGCGTTCACCGCGACGCTGCCGGCCGCCGACTACAACCCGGTCGAGTACGTCCTGCGGAACGTCGGCAGCAACACGCTGACGGTGGCCACGACCGGCGCCCAGACCATCTACACCGCCTCCACCGCCACGTCTACGGCCACGGTGGCAGCCGGCGGCACCCTGCGCGTGCAGGCCCTCTACAACGGCAGCGCGTGGGGGTGGTACACGACATGAGCGAAGTCATCGCAGGCCAGACCGTCACCCTGCTGTCGCAGTGGTACGACTTCTCCGGCGGCACCCTCACCAACCTCGACGCCACACCCACCATCGGCATCACCTCGGTGGCCACCGGCAGCACCGCGCTCGCCGCGACCACGTCTGGCGTCACCCACCCCGCAACCGGCAGCTACGGCTACGCCTGGACACCCGCCAACAGCCTCACCGCGGGCCTGTACCTGGCCACCTGGTCCGGCCTCAAGTCCGGCACACCGGTCACGGCGACGGAGACCATCACCGTCCTCGCCGCGGCCACCAGCGCCAACACGAACGCCCCGCAGGACGGCATCTGGTACGCCACCCGCGAGGAGATCAAAGCCGAGCTCGACGTCAAGGAGACGGCCCGCTCCAACGCCAGGATCGACCGCGCCCTCGAAGACGCTTCTCGCCGGATCGACGGGCTCATGCACCGCACGTTCGCCCCGATCACGGCCACCCGCTACTTCGACTGGCCCGCCCGCCCGGCCGGCGGGTACACGCCGTGGATCCTCCGCCTGAACGACTCCGAACTGATCGCAGTGTCGAGCGTCACCAGCGGCGGTACCGCCATCCCGCTGGACGACATCAACCTGGAACCCAACCGGTCCGGGCCGCCGTACTCGCGGGTTGAGATCAAGCTGAGCACGAACGCAGCCTACGGCGGCGGCGCCACCTACCAGCGAGACGTGCAGATCACCGGCCTGTGGGGCTACCGCAACACCGAGACGACAGTGGGCGCGCTGGTGGAGGTCTTGGACGCCACAGAGACCGGCATCGACGTCGACGGGCCCACCGCAGCAGCCATCGGCGTCGGCTCCATCCTCCGCATCGACTCCGAACGGATGATCGTCACCGAACGGCAGCAACTCACCACCGGACAAACCCTCGGCAACGACCTCACCAACATCAACAACTCGGTGACCGTGACCGTGCAGAACGGCGCCGCCTTCGCGGTCGGCGAGACCATCCTCATCGACGCCGAACGCATGCTGATCGAGGACATCGCAGGCAACAACCTCATCGTGCGCCGCGCCTGGGACGGATCCACCATCGCCGCCCACACGGTCGGCGCAACTATCTACGCACCCCGCGCCCTCGTCGTCTCCCGTGGCGCGCTCGGTACAACCGCTGACACCCACGGCAACGCGTCCACGATCTACCAGTGGGTGCCGCCAGGCGGGATCCGGCAGCTGTGCATCGCCGAGACGGTCACCGACCTGCTGCAGGGCCGCTCCGGGTACGCGCGCACGGCCGGTACGGGCGAGAACCAGCGCGAGGTGGTCGCGCGCGGCCTGAAGGATCTCAAGGACAGCGCGTACCAGGCTTACGGCCGCAAGGCCCGTTACAGGGGGGTGTGAGCATGCTCCTCGACGTCTCCACGCACCGCAGCGGCCCCATCTTCGACGGCCGCGCCCAGGCCCTCGCGAACGCCTACGTCAACCGGCTGGAACGCCAGCTCGCCGACGAAGGCCTGAACATCCTCAAAGAGGAGATGCACCGCTACTTCCGGCACCCCACCGGCTACTACGAGTCCCGGTGCACGGTTGTCGACGGCCACAAGATCTGGGATCAGCGTGTCGTATACGGGCCGTGGCTGGCCGGCGTCGGGAGCAGGAACTTCCCGGTGACGAAGTTCAAGGGCTACGACCACTGGATCAACACCCGGCGCCGGTTGAACGAGCGTAAGCAGGGCATCGGTGAGCGCCTGCTGCGCCGGTACACGGGACGGATGTGATCGCCCGTGACCTTGGATCTCACCACCTACCGCAGCGCCGCCCTGTCGCACGCACAGAGCCTCGGCCTGTTCGAGCAGGTACTCGGGCACGAGCCGGTGTCCGCGCCGGGGTCCGGCCTGATCTACTGCCTGTGGGTCAAACGAATCACACCGATCCCTGCCCGCTCCGGCCTCGACTCGGTGTCCGCCCGCCTGGAACTCATGGGCCGCGTATTCCTGCCCGCCGACACGGAACCACAGGACGACGTGGACGTGGCCCTCACAGGCGCCGTGGACGGCCTCATGAACGCCTACAGCGGCGACTTCGAACTCGGCGGCACCGTGGCGAACGTCGACCTCCTCGGCATGCACGGCGCACCGCTCGCCGCGGACTTCGGCTACACGGGCTTCGCCGGCGGCACAACGTACCGGGTGGCCACGCTCACTGTGCCCCTGATCATCAACGACGTATGGACGGAGGCACCGTAGTGGCCAAGACCTCGGGGCTCGGCGACAACCTCTACATCGCCGGATTCAACGCCTCCGGCGACATCCAGCAACTCGGCAGCATCGGCGGCGGCCCCGCCCTGCTGAACATGACCGGCATCGACAAGTCCGCTTACGAACGGCAAGGCGGCCTTCGGGACGGCCGTATGGAGATGACCACGTTCTTCAACCACGTGCAGGCTGGGACGGGCACGCACGAAAAGCTCAGCGCGCTGCCCCGTACCGACGTCATCCTCACGTACTGCCGCGGCACCAACCTCGGTGACCCGGCCGCCAGTCTGGTGGGGAAGCAGGTCAACTACGATCCCACCCGCGCGGACGACGGCATGTTCACCTTCGGCGTGTCGGCGCAGGCCAACGCCTACGGCATCGAGTGGGGCGTTCAGCTCACGGCCGGTGTGCGCACAGACACGGCCGCGACGAACGGGACGAGCGTCGACACCACACAGTCCCTGTCGTTCGGCGGCCAGGCCTATCTGCAGGTGTTCTCTTTCACCGGAACCGACGTGACGATCAAGATTCAGGACTCGGCAGACAACGTCTCCTTCACCGACGTGACCGGGTTCGGCTTCACGCAGGTGACGGCTGCGCCCACGTCGGAGCGGATCGCCCTGTCGAACACGGCGACCATCCGCCGGTACGTTCGCGCGGTCACCGTCACAACCGGCGGGTTCTCCTCGGTGAGCTTCGCCGTGAACCTGATCAAGAACGAGTCGGCGGGGGTGACGTTCTGATGAGCGTCCACCTGTTCCGGCCCGAACCGCTGATGCGCCCCGAGGCCTACAAGACCTACTCCATGGTCTCCCCGCTCAGCAGCCACTTCCGGCCCGCCACCTGCGCCGAAGTCGACTGCCCGCACTACCTCAACGGCTGGCGCGTCCGCCTGGAGAACCTCACCCCGGACCTCCAGCA